GTACGACTTTTTGGAACACAGAAGAAACCAAGAAGCCGCACACTGGTCAAAGAATACCAAAGACTCGCCTCTGCGTTCTATACTTACTGTAGAAATTAATACTACAGAGTTGTGTAATAGAACGTGTGTATTCTGCCCTAGACATGATCCAGAGGTGTTTCCTAACCGAAACCTTCATATGACCGTAAAAGGTGCTGTTACTATTGCTGAAGAGCTTGCTTCTAATGATTTTAAAGGCAAGATATCTCTCAGCGGGTTCGGAGAGAACTTACTCAATCCTCAGTTTCCAGAAATAGTATCAGCTTTTAGAGAAAATTTACCAGACGCTACTATAGAGTGTAACACTAATGGGGATAGATTGACTGGGGAGTATGCAAAAGACTTGATCTCGCTACGGGGTCTCGATATGCTGTATATTAACCTGTATGATGGTATAGAGCAGATGGACTACTTCGATCTAATTATGAGAGATATTCCTGAAGCAAATTACAAGTACCGTATGCATTGGGGTGATTTTGAGAAGCATGGTTTAATTCTGAACAATCGAAGCGGAGTTATGGACTGGGTAGGAGTAGAGGAAAGCAGTGTTACTGCGTTACAAGGTAAGCCTTGCCACTACCCCTTCTATAAAATGTTTGTCGATTGGAACGGAGATGTGCTGTTCTGCAGTAATGATTGGGGCAGAGAACACGTAGTAGGTAATTTATTACAAGATTCTCTATACGATGTATGGTTCAGTAAGCCTATGACCAAGATTCGTAAAAAACTGATGAAGGGCGATAGATCTATGTCTCCCTGCAATAAATGTAGCGTAGACGGTTCTCTGTTTGGAAAACCCTCGTTTGATCTAGTAAAGGAGCACTATGAAAACATTAATAACCGGGACTAGCACACTTTATACATCTCTTGACAAATTGTTGGAGATTGATACGTGTAGGATTGAAGACATTTTAGAAGGCAGAGTAGATATTAACGACTATAGCGCTTTTATCAACTATGCACACGTTGGATTCAAGCAAGTAGAATTGCTAGAGTATGTATTCAATGAGTGGAGATTTGATCCTAACAAGATAATTTTTAATATATCTTCTCGTGCCTCTCAGCCAAATATATCCAAAGGGTATATGTATGCCGCACAGAAAGCAGCATTAAACCACTATGCTAATAATTTACATTGGAACTGTACGGAAAAAAGATGCAAAATAACTACAATGGATCTAGGAGCTGTGGCACTGCCGGGCATTGCTAGTATGCGTTGGACTGTTGTTGCAGATACAATTCTTAGTATTATGATACAGGATTTGGAAATTCCGCAGATATGTATGCAAGTGCACGAAAACTACTTGACAGTACAGGCTGCTAAAACTCTACAACGAGCGATCTATCCATGAAAGCAGTCATAAGTCACAGAATATACATGGATTGTACCGAAGAAGTACAGGAGAGAATCGACAAAGAGCTCACCTATACTATTCCTACGCACAATCCTCTTGACCCACCTGAAGTGATCAAGAATATGGGAATTATTCGTAACGGGTTAGTCTCATTACCTATTGGACGTACGGATTTGATACCATCAAATTACGAAATAGTCGATAGGCGAGTAAACAAGCCTGTAGAATTTCCAGAGTTTAAGTTTGAGTTACGACAGAGCCAAAAGGATGTTTATGACGCAATCGAAGACAACTCCATAATCAACGCATGGGTCAGTTGGGGTAAGACATTTACAGGTTTAGCTATCGCTGGTAAGCTTGGTCAGAAAACACTTGTCGTTACCCATACTGTAGCTCTGCGTAATCAGTGGGCAAAAGAAGTAGAGAAAGTCTACGGAATTAAGGCTGGCATTATAGGCAGTGGAAAGTTTGAACTTGATGCTCCTATCGTCATTGGCAATACTCAGACTTTGTACCGAAATGTAGACAAGATTCGTAAAGAGTTTGGCACTGTCATACTAGATGAGATGCACCATGTTAGTAGCCCGACCTTTAGTAAGATACTAGATACAAATTACTGTAGATATAAGATAGGACTATCGGGAACTATAGAAAGAAAGGATGGAAAACACGTTGTATTCAGAGATTACTTTGGTAATACTCTTTTCAAGCCACCCAAAGAAAACTATATGACCCCTACAGTACACATTGTACCGTCAGAGATACGATTCATGGATGGAGCTAGAATCCCTTGGGCTAACAGAGTTACAAAGCTGGCAAATGATGAAGAGTACAGACATACAATAGCCCTCCTAGCTGCAGCCTACGCTGCAAAGGGGCACAAAGTGTTAGTAGTAAGTGATAGAGTGAGCTTTTTGAAGGCTTGTTCCGAACTTACAGGAGACAAATCAATCTGTGTTACTGGAGAGGTGTCTCATGAAGATAGAGAAACACTTGTAGATGAAATACTCTACGGGGATGCGAATGTTCTGTACGGAACGCAAGCTATCTTCTCAGAAGGTATATCAGTAGACACACTTAGCTGTCTCATACTGGCAACCCCTGTAAATAATGAACCACTGTTGACACAGCTTTGTGGACGAGTGATTCGGAAGAAAGAAGGTAAAATCGACCCTGTTATTATAGATATACACCTGAAAGGAAATACGGCTCGAAAACAAGCCTCCAATCGTGTTGGGTTCTATATGAAGCAGGGTTGGAATATGAAGTACCTTTAAAAAAATAATTCTTGACAACTTGGTAAAAAGGAAGTATAATAGTGCTCTTATTTGATTGGAAAAAGGTTTTTGATACGGCGCAAGGAAATATTGCTACTTGTAACATGATTATGGAAATGCTGGTAAACAGTCAGATCCCTCGTAACAAGTATGACCCTATCTATAAATATTCCTATAAAGACTTTACAGGCAATAGTTTTCTTCTTCATGGGGAAATGCTTCTTTACAATTCTTATAAGTACACACAAAAAGAACTTTGCATATATTACGCACTGGCTTCTCTTAGAAGTACAGCGGATTATTTTGCAACACACAAAACCACACTAGATTCACTGCATTGTCCAGTGCCTCTAGAAGAAATTAACGATAACAGGCTACTCATAGTACTACCGGACGAAATAACGTTCATCTATGAAGAAGTCACACTGGAGACTATACACTAATGGCATTATCATTCAATAAGCAAACGGGCGGAGCCCAAAAATCCTCAATCTCATCTTTTCAGTACAAAGACGGTGACAACAAAATGCGCGTAGTTGGCGACATTCTTGCACGTTATGTCTACTGGATTCAAGGCGAGAACGGTAAAAACATTCCTATGGAGTGTCTATCTTTTGATAGAAATTCTGAGCGATTCAACAATCAAGAAAAAGACTGGGTACGCGAGTACTATCCTGACCTTAAATGCGGCTGGAGCTATGCTACTCAGTGCATCGACAACGGTGAAGTCAAAGTAGTAAACCTCAAGAAGAAGCTGTGGGAGCAAATTATTACTGCTGCAGAAGACTTGGGCGATCCTACAGACCCTGAAACTGGCTGGGATATTTGCTTCAAGCGAGTAAAGACTGGCCCATTACCTTACAATGTAGAGTATCAGTTGCAAGCATTGAAGTGCAAGCCTCGTCCTCTTACAGACGAAGAGCGTGCAGCTATTGCTGACCTGAAGTCTATGGATGATGTAATGACTCGTCCTACTGCTGATGCACAGAAAGAGTTGCTTGATCGAGTTCGTAACCACGGTGACGAGACTGATGACGAAGCTCTTGACGCGGAGTTCAATGTAGGATGATTCTCTTTACGGCAGACTGGCACATCAAGCTGGGGCAAAAGAATGTTCCAGTAAAATGGGCTACAAACCGTTATCAAATGTTCTTTGACCAAGTTTACGAACTAGAAAAAGAATGTAATATGCACATAATCGGAGGCGATCTCTTTGATCGTCTTCCGAATATGGAAGAGTTGGAACTTTACTTCAGGTTTATTCGTGGAGTAAAGATTCCAACTATTATTTATGATGGAAACCATGAAGCTACTAAGAAGAATAAGACTTTCTTTACTCAACTAAAACAAGTTAGTAGAGATATTAATCCTCTTATTCATATAGTAGATGTGTCCTATGTAGACAATGATTTAGGTTTCGGTATACTACCTTATGCAGACTTACACCGCAAAGGTAGTATAGATCATTTTGATACGAGTCAGCCTCTATTCACTCATGTCAGAGGGGAAATACCGCCACACGTTAAACCGGAAGTTGACTTAGATTTATTTGAAGACTTCCCTGTTGTATTTGCAGGTGATCTACACGCTCACAGCAACTGTCAACGTAATATTGTATACCCAGGTAGTCCAATGACTACTTCTTTTCATAGAAGTAGAGTAAAAACAGGATATCTGCTTATCAACGAACAAGACTGGACTTGGATGTGGGAAGAGTTTAACCTACCACAGCTAATTCGTAAGACAGTTACAAGTAGTGAAGATATGACTGCTACTGATTTTGATCACACGATCTATGAAGTAGAAGGGGATATGCAGGATCTAGCTGCAGTAAAGAACTCAGAGCTGCTAGATAAAAAAGTAGTAAAACGAAAGTCAGAAGCATCTCTTATTATGGATAAAGAGATGAGTATACAACAAGAACTAGTAGAATACCTAACGTACATACTAGAAATTAATCCTGAAAAAATACCAGACATCATAGGAACATACAATGATTACACTACAAACATTGAAATGGGATAACTGCTTTAGTTATGGTTCTGGTAATGAGTTACAATTAGACGACAATACTGTTACACAAATCCTTGGTACTAACGGGATGGGCAAGTCGTCCATCCCGTTAATCATTGAGGAAGCACTGTATAACAAGAACTCTAAGGGTATCAAAAAAGCAGACATTCCTAATCGCTATGTGAATGACGGTTATAATATATCTTTGTCTTTTACTAAAGATGACGATAGTTATGAAATTACTGTTAATCGCAAAACAAACATCAAAGTTAAACTTGAAAAGAACGGTACTGATATCTCTAGCCATACGGCTACGAATACTTACAAGAGCCTTCAGGAGATTCTTGGAGTTGACTTTAAAACCTTTTCGCAGCTAGTATATCAAAATACTAATGCGAGTTTGCAGTTTTTAACTGCTACAGATGCAAATCGTAAGAAGTTTCTTATTGATCTTCTACATTTAGAAAAATACGTTGAGTTATTCGAAGTATTCAAAGCTGCATCTAGGGAAGTATCGAATACGTCATCTACCATAGCAGGGAAACTTGCAACAGTAGAAAAATGGTTAGAAACAAATAAATTGACCGATACATCCATACTACCCATGTTAGATTTACAAATTAATACATCTGAAGACGAAGAAGCTTTGCGTCATTGGATGACAGAGAAAGAAAATATCTCTGAAAAAAATAAAAAGATTCGAGATAATAATCAGTATAAAATAATGCTGGACAAGATAGACATCGGCGCTATCTCTGCTAGTACAATTTCCTGGAAGTCTTACGATGATTTACAGGAAGAGCTAGGGTCTTTACAAGCAGTCGCTACGGGTGCTCAACGGACTCTGGACAGATTAGAGAAAATTTCTGAAGAGTGTCCTACTTGTGGGCAATCTATTGATGTCTCTTCTGAAAAAGCAATGATTGAAGGCGAGCGCGCAAAGCGTGATGAAGCTCATGGCAAAGCTATGAAGATTCGTCCTCTGATTCAAGAGATTAAAGCAAACAATGCTACTTTCGAAAAGAATCAAAAAGCGCAAAAGGAATGGGAAGACTTATATCGCTCGTACGACAAATCTCTACCAACGGAGATACTGGAAGAGTCTGAAGTGGATTCAAAAATCGCGGAACTGAAGAGCGTATTATCCGAAGCCAGAACCCAATTGGCAGAAAATGCAGCAGAGAACGAAAGACGAACAAGACTCAACACTCGTATTCAAGTAATACAAGAGCAGACAGCAGAGTTCGTTGAACAGCAAGAAGAGTACGATGGTAAACTCGCAGGTAACCAAAAACTAGAAGCGGATCTAGAAGTATTGAAGAAGTCTTTTAGCACAAATGGTTTACTTGCATATAAGATTGAAAACTTAGTTGGAGAACTTGAAGAGTTAGCAAATGAGTACTTGGCTGAACTTTCTGATGGTAGGTTTACACTAGAGTTTGTTGTTTCAAATGATAAGTTAAACGTACAAATCACCGATAACGGTAATGTAGTAGATATTCTAGCACTTTCATCTGGCGAGTTGGCTAGGGTAAATACTGCTACTTTGATAGCTATTCGTAGACTGATGAGTAGTATCTCAAAGTCTAAAATCAATGTACTGTTTTTAGATGAAGTTATTAGTGTTCTTGATGATGCCGGAAAGGAACGCATAGTAGAAGTTCTACTACGAGAAGATATGAATACCTATCTAGTTTCTCATGGTTGGTCTCACCCACTGTTAGAAAAAATCGAAGTAGTCAAGGACGGAAACACTAGCGTATTGGAGTAAGGATGAGCGCAGGTAGACGAAGAATGTGGTGGGCACAACAAAATCACTGGGAGCAAGTAGGATTAGCCCCCAAGAAAGAAGAGGACGAAGATGGTAGATTCGAGAGCGAAGGGAGCGAGAGGCGAGTACCTAGTGAGGGACATGCTGAGGGAAGCGACCGGACTGAAATTTGAGAGAGTGCCTGCCTCGGGCGCTCTTGAATATCTGAAAGGGGACTTATATGTCCCTAATCAGAGAAATCATTATTGTATAGAGGTAAAGAACTACAAAGACTCTGCTCTCACTGATAAGATATTTACACAACCTAAAACAAATAATCTTATCAGATGGTGGAAGAAAGTTGTAGTACAAGCAGCAGGTGGCGACCAAAAGCCAATGCTATTTTTTAAGTATGATCGATCTAAAGTATTTGTAGTAACAGAGAACAAACCAGAAAACACAGAGGAGTATCTGTATATTCGTTTTTTGAATTGTTACGTACTACTAATGGAAGATTGGTTAAAATCAGAAAAGACGGAGTGGATAGGTGGCTTTTAAGTTTAACGAACGCAACCAAGACGGTGTACTCATAGTAGATGCACTAAACTTAGCTTTTCGGTGGAAGCATCAAGGCAGAACAGATTTTCGTGATCAGTATGTAGAAACAGTAAGATCTCTAGCA